GTTTCGTTTTATATACATTCCAACCTTCTTGATCAAACTGCCAAGCAACGTTTAAATATCTAGTGCCTACCATATTTTTAGCTCTAGGACTAAAGCCAGTAACAGTAAACCGCACATCTGCTTGTCGATATCTTATTAAAAGTGTATCACCTTCTTTAAAAAACACTGTAGGGTCAATAGTATTTTCTGCCATTGCTGAATACAACTTGCCGTAATTATCATTTGCCATGTTTAAATGGTAATAAACTTGACCAGTAATTTGATCTTCAATAGTTTCTGGACCATAAAGATAGCCATTTCTAGCATAAGGTACTTCATTTAAATCACACCAACGCGATTCTTTATTGTTGTAAGGATGTTGATTGGAATAGCCTTTGCCATTAAGCTGGTATTCCGTCATTCTGCGATTTGCCATTTGATTCTCCATATTCATAAGTTTTAAGAAGTCTTGCTAAATACCATTGGGCTTTTAGCAAATCTTCTTTTTGATTTTTGTATTCGTAACGCCACATATATTTTATGACGTTACCCTTTAAGTAACCTTGGAACTGTCGAGTAGTCATAGAAGCTTGAATAGCTTGTATGCACTCAATTTCTCCAGTGTTGTAGTGTGGTGGTTGATTAACATTGTCCATAATTTTTTCTCCGATAATGATACAACAAGTAGCTTGGTATCTAGGCATAAGGCACCGTATAAGTTTAACTTACCTGACACAATGTTTGTGATAATTTTACTTATCTTGTGTCCTTTGCAGTAGGTCCCCAGCACTCCATAGCAGTCCGGAACTAGCCGTCTGTGCAACCGGTTGTTTCAACTACTTGTTGTACGTATTAGAGATAGTGAGTAAGGTGGTATCAAGCATTTGCTACACTGGCTCCTGGTTCTGTGTAGTTCCGAGATCTCTAACCAAGCATCGCGGTCGTATCAATTACTCACTATCGTATTTTTTATAAACTTTTTTTAAAAAGTCTCTGTTTGCTGCTTCATAATCTTCGAAACAATTGTAAGGTTCTGTGCGATAAGCAAAACGCTCCCGACAATTCTCTCGATACATATGATATGCAAATCTTTCATAAGTCATAAAAATATTTTATAACTCCTTTAGATAAGATTCAAACTGGTCATAAAGACCATATTGATATTCTTCATTAGCTTGCCATAAGACATTAGCATTTAAATCAACTTTGTTTTCAACTGAATACTTATCTACATAAGACGGTAAAAACTCTTGAACAAAAAGGTTAAAGAACACTACCCATCTAGCATTCTCAACATCTATATTGTTTTCAAGCACATTAGTAAGAATGTACTGATTAATAGTTTTACCTGTAGCAGCTTGCATTTGACTTAGTTTATCTAACCAACTTCGAAAAGCTTCTATAAGCACATCACCATGTTCTTCATGTTCAAGATACATGTCATTTACTTTACCCATCATTTCTCCAATCAGGTTGTCGCTCTTCCCACTTGCCACGAGGCGTGTGCAAAGTAAAGTTCAAAATTTTCGTAGGTTTTGTAGTAACTACAAATTTCTGGTGCACCATAGTCTTCTTCATAATGAACAAGACTATAGTAGCTACTAAGCCACCGACCATAGCGGCAGCCATACCAGAAAAAGTACCATAGAAAGCAACCATAAGCGTAAGCGTAATCAAAACATCTACAAAGACATCATGACCAATAGTCTTACGCCCACCAATTTTAAGCGCTAGCAAAAGCAGACCTAGCGCGCTGAATATTCCTATAGCTAGCATTGTTTCTATTCCTCCATATTAAGTAAGCCATATATCCAAATTGAATTATCTCAATTAAGATCCACAATGCGGTTGTAACCGCGGTAACTGTTGCATTAGTCATAATCTGCAATCCTCCAAATAACAAACAAGGCAGTAGCTGTAAACAACAGCACTCCAAGTAATACAAGAAAAGTATGAAAAGAACTTGCCACTGCAATTAGACCGAACATAATCATACTACCAATGAGTACTGATACGCCGTACTCCTTCGCGTGTTTTTTAAACAGTTTCGATAATTTCGCCATAAGGCGCCTCCGTTGCTGAATTTGTTACCCAAACAACCGGGAAGTGTGGTTCACTTCCAAAGTCATCAGATTCCAAATCGGTTAAATAAATTAAGCAGGATATTTCTGGGTGTGTTTCTGCCATGTGTTTAATAGCAGGCCCAAACCTAGTACCACCTCTGCCTTCCATTGTAACTTTCAAAGGCAACGATTCACGGGTGAACGTTTCCTCGGCAGTTACGTGTGTGTCGGCTTGCACAAAATGTACATTTTCAACATTTGCATCAATTAGCATAGCTGAGATCTCGCCAAGATCTTGGTTAAGCTCTTCGTCTGTACGCGAACCTGACGTATCAGTGATGACACCAACAGATTCTATACAAGGCGAGAACATGCTCGGCAAGTACAAACCTTGACCGATAAACCTACGATTAGGTTTTTGCCAACTAAAGTCAGACTTATTGTTGTTACGCAAAAATCTAGCCAAACGTTCTTTCCAATTAACTTTTGGCTTGACTATTTCATCAATCAAAGATTGCAAAGAGCTAGGTAGTTTACCTTGAGCTTTAGCTGCTTCTGCTGCTTGTTGTATAGCAACCGACATATCAGCTTCAAACTCGCCAGGGTTTTTATCAACTTCTGCAGACTTTTGTACGCACGCCCCAAAAGATTCTTTGCCATCGCCTTCATTAGGCTCTGGTGGATTCTTTTGCAACTCAGCATATATCTGATCGGTAGTCATATTGGCATACTTGTCATCAATCAAATCAGTTTGTGGCAGTTGTAAACCTGCATCACGCACTACTAGATTAATAACATAGTCACCAGCTACATTCCAAAGATACGGATCACGTTCATGTAAACGCACCATGTGCATGAACACCACGTGCATTACCTCATGAGCAAGCAGACCAACACGTTGCTGGTCTGTCAAACTCAAGAAGAACTTTGGATTGTAAAGCAAACGTTTACCATCAGTACCAGCCGTAGGCACTTCTTCTGTTTCAATTGGTTTCAATCGCAAGCACAACGTACCAAAGAAAGGTTGCTTCAAAAGAAGCTGCGACCTAGCTCTAGTAAATTTTTGCTGAGCTTCACTCATCATCGTCTCCAAGCAAAGTAGAACTCAACATAACGTTGTTGAACTTTTGAGAAACTTCCTCAACCATTTGCTGGTTCTCTTGTTGTTTCTTCTTACGTTCAGTACGTTTATGCACAGCTACCATTTTTTCTGGCATAACTTCCTCAACAGCATTAGCAAGTTGCGGCCAAGCTTTGAGTGCTTGGTTAAGAGTTTCAAAACGATCAAGAGTATTGAAATACTCTTTAGTATCGTTCTTTAGTTTAAACTCTGCATTCTTCACTGCAGTCCATTCGTCTACACACTGTCGATACAACTCATCTTCTGATTCATTATGCAAATGAATAGCCAAAGCATTATTGTACCTGTCAGTAAGAAACTCAGCTTCATAGGGCAATTGAAAAGTGACTCGTTGCAACTCATGTTCTTCAGAGTCCCATTCATAACTATTAGTATAGTCACGCAACTGCCAATCAATAGCCTTAGCATAGCCCTCAGAATCTTTCTTAGTAAGACGATTCTCTTGAGATTTTGTCAAGATTTGAGGAGCACTAACAAGCACATCAAACTCAGCATTAGTCTGGAACAAGTCTTTTTTGCTCTCAGTACCGTACACTGTAGTCTTATCCATGTGCGTGTCATAAACTGCTTTCATGTCAGCGAACATAGGTTCAACATACTTTTTGTATATTTTAAGACCCAAGTCTTCTGACATTTTAGGCACTGGGTTTACTTTTTTATAATCTTCCTGAAACTTATCACAAAGTTTCTTAAGAAGATCGTCCGTCATTCTGGCTGTAGCCATAATAATCTCCGTAATTGTTACAATACAACTTGTGAATTCTTTTCAATCCACTTAGTCATTGTATCGTGATTAATCAAATTTCTGTCAACGGCAAGCATACCTTTGACTAGAACCACTTGGAACTCAGTAGGAAGTTTAAGAGTAAGCTTCATAATGTTTTCCATTTTGCTTTCTTCGGCACGTGCTGATATTGCACCAGTTAAGGCATACAATACTGCAGGATCCTCTGAAGGCATGTACGTTTCTGGTTTAGCAATCAAATTGTCAATATCAGGCAATTTGTTTGCAACCTTAGCAAATGCTAGAAACTCACCAGCTGGACCATCACCAACTGCAGCAGCTATGCCATAAAACATACCTTCTGCGTCAATAGATTTTTCCAACTTCAAACGCCTGTCAACAAACGACCAAGTTCTTGGCGTAGGAAAGGCATACTCGTCTGCATTGAAGCTGTACAATAGACCAGGTCGATAACGCATAAACGATATCAACGTAGTATCTATTTCATTCTTCATAGCCCAATCACACCAAGTATCAACATTAGCTTCAAGCTCATAGTGCATGAGCCTGTTACCTACTGGCTTAGGCATTTGGTACACAGCAGCACCGTCAGTAAGACGATTACCAGCTGCAACCACCGCCCAACCTTTAGGCATAATGTAGTTACCAACTCGGCGTGTAATAAGTAACTGCAAGAACGCATTCTGAGTAGCTGGTGGAGCAGTTGGCAACTCATCAATCATGAATATCCCACGCTCACCGTCACGTTCTACAGTTGGAAAGATGTCAGGTGGTGCCCAAGTAGTTTGAAAACCAAACTGTTCGCTCGGTTCCAAACGTGGGATACCATGCACATCTACCGGATCAAACAAATTAGCACGAAAATCCATAATAGGTATTCCCATTTCTTTTGCTATCTGCTCCGGCACTTCCGATTTACCGATGCCTGGGCCACCCCAGACCATTGTGTTGAGACCAACACGCATGTTTTTTCTAATTTCACTCTTAAGCTTGTCAGCATTAAGTGTGACCATTGTTTGCATATTTGACATATTTTTGCTCCTTTGTATCAAATAGTTATATTTCAATAGGTTCGATGTCTCGTACTTTGACTTCGTCTTTCCGAATCATCTCACCCAACCTTTGCACAGCTAGTTTCTTGTAGTCTACTTCGTCATCTATTGGAAACGGAGCTTCAAACTCCACTACAATAGTATGTTGCGAAAAAGCGTCAACAAACGTCGCTCTAAACATTCTAGTTCTCATAGTTTACTCCTGAAAAAGTGCGAAGGTACGTCGTTCCAACGACGTACGAGCACGCACACAAAGATGCTGGAGCTGGTTGGGATATAAGTGTGACACCAACTCCAGCACGGTAGTAATCGATTGGCAATTACCACCAACAAGAATAAAATACTTTTTTTCCTTCTGCTAACCATTGCAGAGCTCTCTCGCAAAAAAGTAAATCTTGCTCTTTATATTCACGCATTGCTTCTTCTTGAAACTGTTGCCCCCAAAAGAAACCATCAGAACAAAACGGCAACTCATCATTAATAATTAGTTCCCGTAAAATCTTAACGTCTTCTTCAAACAATTCTAAATTCTCAGCATTAAAAGAGCCCATCACACCAATCGGCACTTCTTCGCCTTTACGTGTGTGGTACAACTCCATCATAAACTGCTGTAACCTAGCGTGTTTACGCCATTCAAATTCACAATTAATCTGCGGTTTGGCAGTATCAATGTGAACAACCTTTGCATCTGGTGTGTCTTGCTCAGACCAACCAGCCATCATATCTAAACCCATAATAGTCTCCGTTAGTTAAAATACATTAGAAAGCACACTAATAAAATCAATGGGCTTTTTGTATATAAATGATATTTCAATGGATTGTCAGCAACCCACATATCAATCTTAGTTAATCTAGTCATTTGTTTCTCCGCAACAAGTGCCTACCGAGTAATCGAAACATCAACTCAGTAGGACTTGCAATAAATGCCTACCGAGCAGGAATAATCTACTCGGCAGGACTTGTTAAAATTACGCTCTGTCGAACGACTCTTGAATGCGAACATTACCTTTTTCTTTGGTAAC